ATGATGTTTGCACGGACCTATAATGTTCTGGTTATACTTGTAGCGCACCCGCGTAAGATGGGAAAAGAAGCAGGACGGCACGAAGTACCAACTCTTTACGATATAAACGGATCGGCTAACTTTTACAATAAGTGCGACTATGGGGTAACGGTTTACAGAATGATGGGGCAACAAGAAAACGAAGTACATGCACATATTCAGAAAATAAAATTTAAGCATTTAGGCGAATGTGGAACGGTCCAAATGAAGTACAACTATAAAAACGGACGCTACGAACATTTCGAAAGCGATATTAATTCGTGGGATTACTCGAACTACCTAAACGCACCTATTGAGCCAGTACCTCAAGTAGATGAATTTTGGAACAAGTTAACCCCGAACAAATAATTTGACCCATTTTAACTAACAGGCACAAGCCACAACACTATGACTTTGGAAGCAAAAGAATTGAGGATTGGGAATTACTTACAAACGAAAACAGGCGACTTAACGTGTGTAACAGATATAGAAGCAGTAAATGCGTTTGATGGAATGTATATATTTTGGTGTTATGGGTATAGCGAAAGCCAAATTGAGCCAATCGAGCTAACCGAGGATTGGCTGCTTAGATTAGGGTTTAAAAAGACACCAACGAAATATTATATTGGTGAATTAAATGAACTACATAATAGGCTTTTAGATTTAGTATTATGTACGGATAAAAATGTAATATCATATCAAGATTATTTGCATCCGATTTTATACGTTCACCAACTCCAGAACCTTTACTTTGCGCTAACCAATAACGAACTAACACTAAAGCGATGAGCCTACCCCCACGAATTAAAGCCCGCAAGAATTAAAAGAGGGTGGAGCGTTGATGATGCTTTTGATAAGCCTATTAAAAAAGGCAATATAAACTACTGAACCATAGTACTAATATCGGAAATGTTTTGTTAATTTGAAACCAAATACTATTAACCATGAAGACAATTGAAGAAGCAGCAAAAGGGCTTCCAGAAAATAAAGGGCTATTAATGTCAAGCACTATGCAAATAGCAGAAGTGTCGTTTATGTCAGGCGCTGCCTTCGCTCAAAGGGGGATTCCAATTGAAGAGGAATTACCGAAAGTTAAAGGGATAGTAATCAAATCAAGAAACAATTCTGGAGAAAAATGTAAAACATATATATTCGATTGTGGTAATAATTTAGTATTTCACAAATACACTCTTGTCAAACCAAATGAATTTGAAAGCATGATAGGGGGCGAAACAATAATAAAAACAACAGAAAGATATATGCTAACATTCCATAGGTTCTCAATTAAAAAATCTACATTGAGGGAATCTATTATTGAACTTGGTTTATTATTATAAAATGAGAGCCAAGAAAAAGGACACTAACCACAACGAAATCGCAGCCGAGTTTGAGCGACTTGACTGCTACGTGCTGGACTTGTCAGCAATGGGTAACGGTACACCCGATATGTGGATAGCAGATTTTAGCAAAGGCATTAGTTACTTTGTGGAAGCGAAATCGAAGTACGGAAAGCGAAACCCGCTACAAATCGCATGGGCGCAAAATTGCCCTATTCCAGTCTATATTATGAGAGATGCCGCCAAAGTGAATGACTTTGTGCTGAAAGGGATTTACGATGAACCAGAGGCAATCTAAAACAATTTAGATAATGAATAAACTAACCGAACTAAAGAACCAACTCGTATTGGTTAACTACCAAAACAAGAATAACAACACGAACGAGCAAAGCGGCCAAATTATCGAAGTGGACACGAACAAAATAGTCCTGCAAATCGACGACAATGGATGCGTTAACATTGCAAGAGGTAAGATAAACTACATTAGCGATGCTTCACTATCGATTGTTTGGAGAAGAGAAGTGGTGCAAAGTTAGGTTTAGGCTTCGTATAAACAAAACATAATCAAACTAATAACTAAAACGAACATGGAAAATGAATCTGCATACAAGCAATGCTTAAACTGTAAGCATAGAAGATGGAAACTGTTTGGCAAAATATATTGTAAACAGTTCGGGAAACAAAGCGTTAAAGAGTTAAAAGAGTTACATCATTGCGCTGGACAATCAATGAAATACATGAGTAAGTAACTAAATTTGACATTCAACGTAAAATAAACTATATTTGCGACATGAACTTTTTGAACTATAACACTATTTCAAACGAGGTCGAAGCCAAAGAAAGGCTTAACGGGTTTGTTGTGAATGTTGTTGCAGTTCAAATGATGCAAAAGGAATACTTCGAAGTAAGAAAGTATATTTATTTACTTGATTGGACAAAATAATGGCACACAACCGAGCGAAGATATTTAAACAGGCTAAAGAAGTAATTGTAAAGCACAACCTTTTTTTTGTTGAGGACATTGTGGCATTTATACCGTGCAGCAAAGCGACTTTTTATGAATTTTACCCTTTAGATTCTGACGAATTAAACACCCTTAAGGCTTTACTCGATGAAAATAAAGTACGTACTAAATCGGCTATTCGAAGTAAACTGTTTAAGTCCGATAAAGCAGCTGAACTATTGGCGTTATACCGTTTAATTTGCACTAAAGAGGAGCACCAACTATTAAATCAGCAGTATATCGACCACAGCAACTCGGACGGGACGCTTCGAAACATAGAAGTAAAAATAGTAAAGGATGGCAACAGTTAGCCATGTAGCAACAGAATCATTTGAGGTGCTTTACAACAATCAGCACCCGAATTACTACGATAGGTATAAGATATTTTTAGGAGGTAGAGGAGGTCGCAAGTCGTGGGAGATTGCGACCGCTTTAATTTTGAAAGCCTACAAATCAAAGTTGCTATTTCTTTGCACCCGTGAAATACAGAACTCAATAGGCGATTCCGTTTTAAGTTTGCTTTCAAATCGAATTGAAGCACTAGGCTTAACCGATTACTTTGACATTCAAAAAACTACAATCATAGGCAAAAACGGCAGCGAATTTAAGTTTAAAGGTTTGAATGGTTTAACAATTGATAGCATAAAATCATTTGAGGGTGTAGATGGTTGTTGGGTTGAAGAGGCGCATTCAGTTAGTCAAAAAAGTTGGGAGGTTTTAATACCTACCATTCGAAAGCAAGGGAGCGAGATTTGGGCTTCGTTTAACCCCGACTTACCGACAGACCCCGTGTATGTTCGATTTGTTTTAAACCCTCCGGAAAATGCCTATGTAAAGAAAATTTCATATTTAAACAATCCCGATTGTCCACAAACGCTAATTGACGAAGCCGAATATCTTAGAAAAATAGATTACGAAGCGTATAGCCATGTTTACCTAGGCGAAGTTAGACAGCATTCAGAAGCTCAAGTATTCAAAGGCAAATATAAGGTTGAGAGTTTTGAGGTTGATAATACATATGGCTACCCATTGCAAGGGTGCGATTGGGGCTTTGACCCTGACCCAACGGTAATTGTAAGAAGTTACATAAAGGAAAAGAAACTTTACATTCATTATGAATCTTATAAGGTGGCATGTGAGATTGAGAACTTGCCAGCATTATTCAGCGTAATCCCAGATGTTAAGAAGTGGGTAATACAACCGGACAGTTCTCGACCCGAACTAATAAATTACTTAGCAAGGGCAGGGTTTGCGATTAACAGGAACGCCGGGCAGCTTAAATGGCCGGGGTGTGTTGAGGATAGAATTGACTTTATGCGTAACTTTGAAGAAATAATTATACATCCTGACTGCAAGCATACAGCCGAAGAGTTTAGGTTATACAGCCGAAAGGTTGATAAGCGAACAAGCGAAATACTCCCGATACTTGAGGATAAGCACAACCATTGTATTGATGCGATAGGGTACGCATTAACGCCAATAATTAAGCGTCCTGTGTCGGCTCCAAAATTTAAAGTACCTAAATATCGTTAATAAGCAAAAAACAACTTATATTTGTCAAAACTTAAACGATGCACGTAAAGCACTTAACACTAAAACGGTTAATCAACTTAGCATCGAAGCACGATTGCTCAATTCTGCTTAACCAGTTAGCAGAACTGCCATGTCCAACCAAGTTACGAATCGGAGTAAGAGAGTACGCAATTCCAAACAGCATCGAACAGTTTACCGATAACATTTGCTGGGGCCAACGCCTATACATGGCAAGCAAGCAAACTAATGAGTTTGAATCTATACTATACCTAATCGCTTCGTTCTACCAGCCTATACTCGACAAGTCAAAGTTTGACGATGAGAAAGTATTGAACACATTTGTAAGGTTACTCAACTGTAATGCCGACGAAATACTACCGGTTCTAAATCGCTTTTCGATATTCTTTGCCGACATGATTGCAAACGAAATGGCAAAACTTAACCGGGAAGTAACGCGCGAAATGAGAGCCGCCGAAATAAATAAACTGCAACCATTTTCGGATATGAGTATATTAGAACTCATTGCAGAACGCTGCAAAGTGCCATTATTAGAAGCTCACCTAATCAACTACAATATTGTTTTGGTGCTACTTTGGAAGGATAAAGAAACCGATGAATTTGGTAAACGCTATAACGAACTAATGACGAGCCGCAATGGTAAATGAGATTAAACGAATAGCCTTATTGGCTGGTGCTGACTTGGTGATTTACGACACCTCAGAGATGCAAAATATACTTGCCGATGCTACGAATATTGGTAAGGTAGTTTGTTTATTTGATGAAGTTAACACCATAAAGCAAACGATTAAAGCCAATGGGGTAAAAGAAACCTATCCGATAGTAGTAACCTTTGCCAAACAAGTAGACTTTCAGAATATAGCTGACAATAACGCAGCAACAATGAACGCTATGCTTACTTGCACTCGAAGTTTCTTAATGAACATTTCTCGAAGCGAGTACTTTGGCAAGTTAATTGAATCGACAACAACTAAGTTTACTGAGGACAATACCGACGCTAATTTGATTGGTTGGAAAATGAGCATTGAAATTGAGTTGATTGATGGCTACACAGAATGTTGATATAAAGAAGAGCTGTGAGAAACTTGTTGACGACATATTCAGCAAGGGGAAAACTGTACACGGTAATAAAATATCCAGTAAGATTAAGGACATGGTAGTAGTTGAAGGCAATAAGACTTCTGCACGGGTACTGGTTCCTTATTGGTTCTCAGTTACGCAGTACGGAAGGGGTAAGCGTAGGACTACAAAAACAGAATGGACAAACGTACAAGGGTATGAACTTTCATCATTTCAATTGGCCTTGTACGAATGGATGAAGAAGTACAACCGCTTTCGCAGTAAGACCCTTTCTGGACAAATTAACGATGCTAAAAGACTTGCATACTACATTAATGCCAATGGCAATTATCACTACAGACAAAAGATATACATTGACATTTACGACACGTTAACTAAGCAATTGGTCGACGACTTACAAAAAGAAGTAGCGACAATAGCGTTAAAGATAACCTCAGACCTCATAAAGTTATGATTGAAGTAGTTAGCACCCCCGCCGCCGTAATTGATGCCACGGTATCACCAGCCGAGATAAGCCGCTTGGTTGCTACTGAAAGCCCTGTTGTGTTTGGCATTCAAAGAAAGGATGGAATACCGCTTGCTATTACCGCAACCGTTAGCCCTCCTGATGAAACAAACATTGAATATAGCGGAGGCTTTGAGGCAACTGTTGGCGATTCTATTGCGCTTTACGATTCACTAAACGACGTAATGATTAATGCAACGGTTTTAACGGTAGTAAGTGTAAGTGAATTTGTATTAGATTTAGCCTACGATGCAAGATACGATGCCGATTTAACCTATTTCCTAAACCTAACCCAGCGGTCTAACTACTACATTGAATGCAGATTGAAAGTTAACGGAGCTTATCAAGCCACGACTATGCGATTCTCTCCGAACACGAAAGGGTATGTTAAAGCAGATATTGCTCAATTCATTTCGAGTGAAATAGTAAACGACAAGTCAGGTAATTATATTGAAGATTCGGCTGCCGAAACTAATCAAAGTGGATCGTTTACTTTTGAGTACCGTGAGCGATACTTAGGCGATTCAAATACATGGACTGAGGAGGGTAACACATGGTACTACATTTTCTTTGTTCGCAGTAAAGAGCAAGGTAGTAATTTATACGAGTATGTAGCAACTGCAAACAGTGAAGGTGCGTTTGTTAATATGTTTGAGAAAATACCTTGGACAATTGGCACTCCTTTAGATGTTCAGTTCTGGTGGAATCCTGCTTTTGCCTCACTAAAAGGAACACTAAAGATTTACAGCGCAGCCAATGTATTGCTAGATACGATAACTATTCCACTAGATAACGCTTCGAAAGGATATTTAACAAGCGTTAAGATTTCACAGGACACTATCCCATCACTTGCCGATCACATGACCATTGAAATCGAAGAAGTATAATGGCAATAATTACCCCCATACGTGTTAATTTAGACTGTCGTAACCGAGGGCAGTACCTTCGGTGGTATTACAACGGATGGCATCACTACTTCTTTGCGAGTGCCGATGAAAACTTTAATACGTCGGGTGAAAAGTATCGAACAAAATTAACTTATAAGTTAACATTAGGTGATGAGGCAATAAACAAAAAGATACTAACTGCTATTAGCGGGTTGGTTAAAGGCAAGGTAGCGCAGATGCTAACAAGCGATGGATGGAAAGCAATTACCATTGACGACCAAGCAATCGATTATGGGCGTAACGATTTGACAGGCGCAGGGGTTGCGCTATCGATTAGCATATGGGCAAAAGTTGGGGTTTATACTCCGATGCTGCCCGTTGTGATTACACCGCCAGAACCAGAGCCAGTTTATGAATGGTACTTACCAAGCAAAGATGAGTTGACCGCTATTTATACTAACTTACATTTAGAGGGAATTGGAGGTTATTCTACTTTTAAAAGATATTGGACATCAACTGAGGTTTATGCTTTTAGCGCATGGCGAACAAAATCAATATCTTTCGCAGATGGAGGAGTTAATAACTCATTAAGAGATGTTAGTTATAGTTATTATACAATTCCAGTTAGGTCGTTTATCTCAAATGACGTATATGCTTTAAAAGAATTTGTAGTTAATGGGTGGGTGTTTGAAAAAACAGATTTAGGAGGAGGTTCTTTTAAGTACTATGTTTCAGCTGTTAGCAGTTCTGTTGTTCTAAAGCAATTTGGATGTATGGGTGTAGAGATTGGCTCTACGGGAGAGTTAGTTGGAACAGGAGATTCAAACACGGAATTAATTCTTGCTAAACTAACTGAACTAGGAGAAACAAACAAAGCAGCGCAATACTGTAAAAATTACATTGCATAAACTATGAAAACTAAACTACTAACCATTTTAGCAGCGTTCCTTTTAATCGGATGCGAATCCATCGAAGTCGAGCCAATAGTAATTGAAAAAACCTTTACGGTAAAGGTAGGGATATTGAGCGTTGAAACATGGGAGGTTGAGTTTTACAACTTGCAGCCCAGCGAAACAAATCCTATTAAGTTTTCTAAGTTTCAAACATCGACGTACAAACGAAACTACGAGCAAACTATAACAACCAGCGAAGCGTTAATTGTAAGGGTTAAGCACTTCAGCGATGCTGCAACCGTTTACATTCAAGTATTCGAAAACGATTCTTTACTAGTTGAAAAGAGTGGATCGGGTCGATACAAAGAAATATATCTAAACTACGAATGGGAGTAATAGCACCTATAAGAATTAACATTAGCAACTGCGAAGGGGTAACGCTTCGCTGGTACTTTAACGGATGGCATACTTACACCTTCAGTAAGAAGTTTAAGCTGAATGACGAAGTGCAAACTATCGACACGCAGGTAACTGAACAGTTCAGTATGATTAGCCGTGTCGAAGTCCCAACATCAAAGAAAGTAAAGTATTTTATTGAGTATGGTGAGGAGGGAATGACCAGTGTAATCTTTGAAGGAGTCAAGGGGTTGATGCTTGCCGAAACAGCACAAATATACTTGAATGGGTTTTGGTTTGAAATTGACATTGAGAGGACTAGTCATAAAGTTAGGACGAACAATCAAAACTCTTACGACATAGTATTTCGAAGTGAGATTAAGGATGGCGTTGGATTTATTGCCACGTTGCCTGACCCTAATATTATTCTTTACGATCAATTTAACGCATCCCCAATTGATTGGATAATACATGAAGAGTACGGCGGTGTTGTTTCAGCCGAAGAAATAAGCGGTGATAACTACGTAGTTTTAACTACGACTGCCGCCGCTAATAGTTTAGCCTACATAAAGAAAACGTTTAATCCTAATTTCTTTGGCACCATTAAAATTACTTGCAGCGTTATATTTACAAGCGGGAATAACTTTAAAATATGGCTACATTTAACTTCAGGAGCATGGGTTTATTTTGATATTGAAGGAACGCAAGGAGAAAAGGCATATCAAACAACAATACTTGAATCAGCAAAAGTTGATTACATTATGATTTGGGGCAGGGGTGGCAGCGGAGCCAATAAAATATCCTACATTAAAATAGAAAAGATATGAGCCTAGTCGAAATTTACTATAACGATATTCTGCTCGACCTTGCCGATAACGAGGTAATTCCTATTACCAAACAAGTTAATGAGGTTGGCGACCTTAATACGCTAAAGAGCGACTATACACGGGAGTTTAAGATTAAGCGTACTCGCCAGATGGAGTTGCTATTTGAAAACGCTGGGCTTATTAGTTCGACTACTCGTGTGCCATATACCGAACTTCAGGTTTATGTTTACATTGATGGACTTGAAGTAATCCCGAAAGGCAGATTAGCACTAAATAGAGCCGATGAACTATACTATTACTGCAACGTTTACTCAGGGGCTAAAAACTTCTTTGATAGCATTAAGGATAAGAAGTTAGGCGAGTTGGATATTAGCGAACTTGACCATACATGGAATGCCTCAACGGCTGCAAATAGCATAGTATTTGACCGAAATTATAAATACCTTGCTTGCGACCACTCCGACGACGGGCTTATGATTGCACTTGACGGGGCTAACTTTAAAATGGACGACTACACGACACGCCCGTTCGTTAAAGCGAAATATTTGTTTGATAAAATAATGACGGCCGAGGCGGTTGTATTGGAAAATGACATTGAAACCGATGAGTTATTTGTTAAGATGTACTTAAATATTGTGACATTGAAAGCGAACAATCCGAATATGGATGCGTATTTATCTGAAATGAAATTTATGAGTATACTCCAAATCCCAATTGAAGGAGAAACACAAATAATATTAGATTCAGATGTAACATATATACACAATCCAAAGGGGGTAATTTTTCTAGACAGCGATGCTATAATAGTTCCATTCACTGGTAAGTATAGATTTATTATTAATATGTTTAGATTAACAACAAATCTTTTACAATATTATGAAATAAGATTAAAAGAGAGTGGTGTTTTAATTGACTCTAGTTTTACGCTAACAGAGACAGGAATAGTCACAGGAGGAAGTACAGGATTTTTTACAGTAGAGGCAGATTTGACATTTGGTAGTATTATTAATTTCTATATAGCACTAACTTTTGCCGCTGGGTCAAAGGTATATATAGACGGGTTTAAAGTCGATTCAATTGAATACGATAAAGTAGCCATAGGCTCAACATTCTTTCTTGCAAACCACTTGCCAGTTATGAGCCAAAGCGATTACGTAAAGGCAATATGCAAGTTCTTTGGTTTAATTCCAGACTACGATATTATAACCAACACGCTACGACTTTGGAATATAAACCGAGTAATCGACAATAAGAACATAGCATACGATTGGTCTAAATACCTATCCGTTTCGGATTACGAGTTAACTTATTCATTAGACTATGCGAAAGTAAATAGGCTAAAATGGAAAGCCGATAAAGACGTAGTTGAAGGGCTGGGCAACGCAGCCATTAACGTTAACGACGAAACGCTGCCAAATGAAAAAACAATACTTGACATGCCGTTTTCATTTTGCCGAACAGCATCGAGAACCATTCCAACTTCTCCAAGTTTCATAGCAGCATTAGCCAGTATCGGTTGGTATCAAACAATTCCAGATAGTGCCGACTATAAAGAAAATGAAAATGTTGCTCCAAGGTTGGTTACAGCTGAAGCCGTTGGCACGGGCGTTGGCTATTATGACATTGACGGCACCACAACATATCTAACAACCGAATCGCAAGCATTGAAAGCAAGCGTCGACCTATTGAGTTTAAACACAGCAATAAGTTACAATGCGGCTTTAATTAATATGTTGGATAACACAAAGGTTCTAAAATTAAAGTTTAACTTGCCAGCAAAAGTAATTGCTGGACTTGACCACTCAATACCGATTTACCTTGAACAGTACACAGAATATTTCTTTATAAAAAAGGTTAGCAACTGGATTGCTGGCAAACTTTGTGAGGTCGAACTAATTAAAATATAAGCGATGGCTGATGAAACTAAAAAGGTATTAATCGACATACAAAGCAATCTTGACGAATATCGCAAGCAAGCAGTCGAAGCAGCCAAAGAAACTGAAAGGCTAAAAGGTAAAATCAAAGACCTTCAAGAAGCAAGCGGGGATAATACAGCAGAAATTGAGCAAAACAAAGAGGCGTTAAGGGCTTCGCAAACGCAGTACCGAGAATCTACTAAATCGGTTGAGCAACTAAACAAAGCGTTAAATGCAGAATCAGGCAGCCTAGAAGAATTACAAGCACAATTAAGAGTAGCTGAAAAAGAACTAAAAAAGCAAAGCGGGCTAATTATAAAGAACGCAGACGGAACACTTCAAATGTCCGAAGGTTACAAGCAAGCAAGTGTCGAAGTAGCACAAGCCCGTGAAGCAGTTAACGAGTTTAACTTAGGCATTGGTAACGGAAGTACTAATGTAGGTCTTTACGAGAAGTCTATTGTTTCGGCCATGTCGAACGTTAAGATACTTGGCGTTGATGGGAGTAAGGCGTTTGGGGCTTTAGGGCAAGGCATGGAGGTTATGTCGAAGGTTGGCTCAATGTCGTTTAAATCTTTGGCCGCTGCGTTTATTGCTACCGGTATTGGTGCTATTATCATAGCCATTGTTGCAGCGATCGCTTTACTATCAAAAGCTTTTCAACGTTCGGAAACTAACATGAATAAGCTGAAAAAGGTAATGGGAGGTTTAAGCGGTGCGTTTTCGGGGTTGCTTAAAGTACTTGAGCCCGTTGTAGAATTTATTGCCGATTACGTTATATTCTACTTTGATGCTATGGGTAAGGCAGCAGAAAAGGCAATGGCATTAGTTTCAAAAGCGTTAAGGTTTGTGGGGCTTGACGAAACAGCCGATAAGTTAGATAAGTTTACTCAAAAAATAAAAGATAGTGTAGCGGCTGGAATGGAATTAGCAGCGATGGAAGCCGAACTAGAAAAGGCTCAACGGCTATCAAGAAAAACACAGTTAGACTACCAAAAGGAAGCCGAAAAGTTAAGGCAGTTACGTGATGACGAAAGCCGCTCAATTGACGACCGTATGAAAAAGAATGAGCAATTGGGGGCGGTACTTCGGAAGCAGTCGGATGAGGAGTTAAAGATTGCAAACTTAGCGGTTAAGTTAGCAGAGCGAAGAATTGAATTAGAGGGAGAAAGTTCCGATAATTTGGATGCATTGGCAGAAGCACAAACAGAGGTTTCCGATATTGAAGAGAGAATCCTAGGGCAACAATCCGAGCAACTTTCAAACCTTAACGGATTACGTAGGGAACAAAAAGCCTACTATGAAGAGCTCTCTGCTAATATGCAGAAAGAAGAATCAATACGTAGGGCAAGGGTTGACGCTGAATTAGCAGCAGAAGAAATGCTTGCCGAACTAACAGAGGCAGCTCGTAGGGAAGCAAGGCAAAAGCGGATTGATGCCGAAGCAGCCGAGCGCGAACTCGATAAGCAGCAAATGGCTAAAGATTTTCAAGATTCTTTAGATATTGCAATATTAAAAGGACAAACAGAATTTGAAACAAGAAGACTAGAATTAGACGCTTTACAAAAGCAAGAATCCGAAGCCGCAAAAAAAAGGCATATGGATACTGCGCTAATAGATGAAAAATACACATTACTTAGAATCCAATTAGCAGAAAAGGAAAGGGATGCTAAACTATCTGCTTATGCGGGTTTCGCAGGTGATTTAGCAAGCCTATTCGGGGAGCAAACAGCAGTAGGCAAAGCAGCAGCCGTTGTGCAAGCAACAATAAGCACATGGCTTGGAGCGCAACAGGCATTCACAAAAGGAACAGAAATAGGAGGATTGCCTTTTGGTATTGCAAGTGCAGCCGTCGCAGTAGCAACTGGTTTGGCTAACGTTAAAAAGATACTTGCTGTAAATCCTAAAGGAACAGGCACAAGCGGAGGTGGTGGTGGTGCGCCCACCCGCCCTTCAAATGTTGTAACTCGAATAACAGGAGCAACATTGGCAGGGGCAAACACGCTAAACAACGTTAGCCAAGGCAACGTAGGAACAACGGTTGGGAGTGTATCGCAGCAAGCGCAAGCAGTAAATAGTAATAACGACAACTTAGTTGAAGCCATAAGCAATATAAAGGTGATAGCAACCATTGAGGATATACAAAGAGAGGCAGATAGAAAAAATATGATGGAAATAAAAGCGAATTACTAATGACAGTTTACGAATGGGTTAATGAAAATTTAAGCCTTGTTAAGCAACTCGAAAAGGCTGGGGTTATAAAGTATAAAGCCCCGTTATACTATGCAATTTACAGCCGCTATTCATACTACGTAGCACGGGGTAACTTAAAAACCCCAGCGATAAAACAAGCATGTATGGATTTTAATACATGCGAGCGAACAGGTTTTACAGCAATCGACGAAATGGAAAAAGAGATATGAAAATTGGAACAGTAACCCCAACGCTGGGCAATAGACCAAAGTTTTTAAACTTTCTTAAATCGAGGTTAGAACGGCAAACACGAAAATCCGATTACTCGGTATTTATTGATTATCAAAATACAAGCGGAGCAGTTGACATAAAGGAGCGATTTGTAAAAGGTATTTCGGAGTGCTTCGCTAATGGCTGCGACTTGGTTTTAATGATTGAGGACGACGACTACTATCCCTTAACTTACATCGAGGAAATGACTGCAGCATGGGCCCGATTAGGTAAGCCTAATCTGTTCGGGGTTAAAACCACTACCTACTACCATATCGAAAGCAACCGATTCGTTAACATGGCACCAAGCCATTGCTCTGCTTTTTGCTCGGCACTTGCAAAGGGTGCTAATTATAACGTTGGAGAAAACGGCTCGCCATACTACGACATAGCACTTTGGAAAGCAAACAAAGGGGTACAGGTTGATATAAATCACCCGCCTTTAGGGATTAAGCACGGACAAGGTGTTTGCGGTGGCGTTGGTCATAATCCTAATGCTAGATTGTACGGTAATAATATTGACAAAGAACTTCTCCTACTAAAGCAGCGAGTAGATGCCGAAGCTTTTGGTTTTTATAATCAAATAACAAAGTCCGACACTACTGCTATTATAGTTAACTTTGAAACCCCAGAGCTAACCAAGCGAGCAATTGATAGCCTAATAGGTTTTGAAAGGCTGAAAATAATTGTAGTAGATAACTCAAGCGAAGCAAAACGCTTCAAAGATGAACGAGTAACTGTATTGGCCCCTAAAGAAAACTTATTCCACGGCAAAGGGTTAGACTATGGAATCACTCATGCTGATACCGAGTATATAATTGTAATGGATAGCGATGCTTACGTAAAGGATTTAAACATAATTCGAGAGGCAAAACAAATACTTGAAGGTAATGTTTATGCCGTAGGTTGCCTAGTTGAGAATGTGCCTAAAACATCATTTTATAAATGCGAGTTTGACTACTTAAAACCTTACTTTGCTGTTTTTAAAAAAGATGTTTGCAAAAGGTTCTCTCCTTTTTTCCATCATGGTGCGCCTTGGTGTCAAGCAATGATTGATATTTATGGGATTATGCCAGTAATTGCAATAATGCCTGAAGCAGTTGTGCACGATGAGAAAGGTACAATAAAAATAACAGGCAAGGCATGGCAGTTAAATTGGGAAAAACATAAAGTAAAAACTAAAATAACCAAACCTACAGAGATGGAAAAGTTTGAACTAAAAAGCGGTATTGCTATTCCTAGAGAGTTTGGCGACCCTACCCCGATAACAAAGGATAATATCACCGACGAAATTGCGGTTAAGCTATTAAGGCGTTGGCCTACCTATCGTAGTTTATTCAACTCGATTCCGAGTTGGTATGATGATCCTAAAAAAGAAAATAAAAAAAAGGTAATTACCGTATTTTGCTTTGTTTACAACGAACGGGATTACTTACCTCATGTTTATGAATTTTGGAAGCGACAAGGTATTGGAATGTACGTAATCGATAACATGAGTAACGATGGCACATGGGAATGGCTGCAAGAAAACAATATCCCTTCACACCGATTCGACACGCAAGATATGTTTCAGTTGGCATGGCTGCAAAAGGAACTGGTAAGAACGCTGCACGTTGTTAAGCCAGATTGGATAATTTACGGAGCCGCTGATTTGTACTACGCATTCGACGAAAGCATACAAAAGGTTATTGAGAAAGCAGAACTAGGCGGGTTTAACCAAGTGAGGACCCATTGCTGGTTTACGTGTCCAACAGATAGGAAAAAGAGAAAACTGCCCTTAATTGAAAACTACCCATACTGCCAGCCGTTTTCCGATTTGAACATGATTTCAAAGTATGACGAGAAAATAATATTTAACGGCGACCATATAGGGCTGCCAAACGCACGGGCGTTATTTGTTGAAGGAATGATTATCAACACAGGCAATTGCAAACCGATTGCAATTCAAGAGGAAAAACTTGCACGAAGAAAAAGAGCATGGGAAAGCGGAATGCATAAAGGTTGGGGCGTTCACTATACGGCTCAAAAAGCAAAAAACTGGGAGCATAAAAAAGAGGATTTACAAGACATTAGGAAAAGTCCATATCATAAATATTACCTAAAAATTAAGGAACTATGCGAATAGAACAGGTACACTTTGCGCCTAGCGTAAAATTCTTTGAGAGTAAGTTTTTGCAACGCTGGGATATTAGTAGGTATTTTGACCCATTAGCCCCTGCTTTATTTGTAGGAGCTTATAATATCGATGATGTAAATATCATCAATAAGCATAAGGGTAAGAAATTAATGAAGGTAACGAGCAAGAGATGGGACTGCTTAGACGAACTAAACCCTAAAGACCTTGTTATATTAAGAGGGAATGGGATGCCGTTTGAAATGGATGCCAGTAAGTACAAGATAAAGGCAATGAATATACAGCTAAAGGATTTTAGCAAGTTCGTGCCAACATTTTTAGGGGATAAAATATATTGTTATCTCGGAAATGATGCTACTAAAAAAAGATACGGGTATGATTTAGCAATTGAAATACAAAGGCATATAGAGCATGAAATTGTATTCGGGAAAATCGACAAAAGCAAACCTGAAACATTAACTGATGACTATTTAAAAAATACATTTTACGAAAAGTGCTTCTGCAACCTAGAGTTATCTACTCACGGAGGAAGGGTGAGCAGGGTTGAGATGGGCTACATGGGTCGTAAAACGATAATGCTAGATTCAGTAGAAAATATGGTTAATGCGATTAAAGTAGAGAGTGAGAAAATAGGCACAATGCAAGCCGCTACAATAGCAAGTGATTACTTTACTAACGACTGGCAAGATGTTGATTTCTGGAATGAGGTGTAAGGATAATGCATTAACGCTTTTGGTTAACGATTTGCCTTCGGGTATAACCATGGCCGAGGTTGGGTGCTTCGCAGGTGAGAGCACTGCTATATTTTTAAACTCGGGTAAGATTAATGAACTGTTTGCAATCGATCCATGGGAAAAGCAATTTGTTGATCCGAACGACGACATGGCTAGTAGCTTAAATGCCATGTATTCCAAAATAAGATGTGCCGAGCAATCATTTGAGGAACGGGTTAAAGGCAAAAGTGTAATTAAGTTAAAGATGCTATTTAGCGAAGCAGTTAAGTTATTACCTATGCTCGATTTTATTTACATTGATGCCGATCACCGATATGAAAGCGTAAAGGCAGACATTAAACTTGCACTAACTCGATTAAAGCCTAACGGAATAATTGCTGGACATGATTACTACAATCAATTCGAAGGAGTAATTAAAGCCGTTAATGAAACACTTGGAAAGCCAGATAATGTTTACGCAGATACAAGTTGGATTAAGCGGCTATGATAGTAGATGTTTTAGGGCTTGGCGAAAGTTTGGCACTCCACGACGGCAATAATATAACTGTTGGGGTAAACGATATATTCAAAGTTAAACCTGTTGATGTGCTGGTTTGCGTTGACTACAAATCATCGTTTACTCCCGAGCGTTTAAAGTGGATTGAAGAGGCGAATGATTGCGCTTTTTTTTCACACCTCGACGAATGGAAAAGCAAACCGAACTTTAGTAAGATTGAACTTCAAACATTTTATCCGAAGCAGGTTGCTAACCTCGACATCCAACAACTTCCGAAATCTGTATTCTCTCCTTACGTTGCGGTTGCTTTAGCTTATAAACTATTTACCCCTTCGCTTATTCGGGTGTTTGGAGTTGACATGACGAATCACCAGCATTTATCAAAAGAAAAAGAAAGAATACAAAAGGACTGGAAAGCGTTGGTTATTGCGCTTCGCTTGAAGGGTTGTGAAGTTGAGGTTTTTGGGAGTGGAATGTTAACTGCAAAATAAAGTCAGTTTATACTTAGTCTAAATAAACACGCAGCAATGTATATTTGTCAAAAATATGCGTATGACTGCAACCTTTCTACTTTATGGCGACATACTCCCATTCGAAGAGAAGCAAGAAAACGAAATGTTCGGGGTAAATATCGGGGTGAGTTCTAAAGATATATCCTATTTTATTGAAGCCAATAAAGAAGCCGAAGAATATATTATACGAATTAACTCTAGGGGAGGAAGCGTTTCAGAGGGGTTTTTAATTCACGACCTTTTGGTTAATAGTGGTAAGAAAGTCACAACCATTGGTGAAGGCAAAATATTTTCTATTGCAACTGTTGTGTTTTTAGCAGGGAACAAAAGGGTAATGCTTGAAAACTCCGACGGATTAATTCACATGCCATTTATTCCGCCTTATACCCTTGCTGATTCCTACGATTCAAAAGAACTTGCCGAACTATCCGAAAGCCTAAAGCAAGAAGAAGAAAAAATATTGCAGTTTTACGTGCAAAAAACTGGACACGGCAAAGAAGAACTAAGGGCGTTTATGGAAAAAGAAACCATGCTTTCAGCCTCAGACATGCTAAAACTTGGATTCGCAACCGAAATAAAAGAACAACTCAAAGCAGTTGCTTTTATAAATAATTCACTAACAAACAAAAAACCAAATGAAATGGCAGAGAAAACTGTAATGGAAAAAATTCTCGACCGTGCCGATGCTATCCTTGCTAAGTTTAGTAGGATTGATGCAAAGAACATGGAACAGACCGACGTAAACGGAAACGTGTTTACGGTTGAACGTGAGGAGGGTGATATTCAAGTGGGGGATAAAGCAAGCCCCGACGGTGAGTACACGCTCGAAAACGGCACAAAGGTAGTAGTACTCGAAGGAGTAATTACCGAAATGGTGCCAGCAGCCGAAGAAGGCGACGGCGAAATGGAAGCCTTAAAAGCCGAGAACGCCGAACTAAAGGAAAAGATTGCAGCAATGGAGGCGAAAGTTTCTAACGTGGCAACTTTGGAAACCGAAATGAAGGCTTTAGTCACTGACCTTCGTGCGCAAAAATCGCTGGTTACTATTGGCGGGCGTACTCAAAACTTTAAAAAAGTTGAAACAGCTGCTGTTGACAAGAAATTCAGCAAAGAAGAATATGCCAAACTTGAAGACAAAACTAAAAAATAAGGAGGAACAATAAATGGCAACAACTAAAGTAGATTTTAGTGCTTTCAGGTTTGGAGCGGAAGAGGTAAAAGCCTTTAATGAGATAATTATTAAAAAGGTTTTGGAATCGCCTGAACTGAACTTGATTCACACTTTTGAAACAAATATCCGAAACGACCAAGAAATTGGCTTTATTGAAGGCTCGTTAGGATTAATTGGCAAGGCGGCTCAAGGCTGCGGAACTCGAACCCCTGACGAAAAATCGTTAGCAACTTCGGTTAAGACATGGTCTCCAAAACGCTGGGAGGTTTACCTTCAAATGTGCTGGACAGACTTAGAAAGTAATTTCGGTCGCTACCTTCGCAATTTAGGCGTTGACGTTTCTGACTTAACAAACACCGAGTATGCAAAATTCTTAGAGCCTTTTATCATAAAAGGTATCAAAAACATGCTATTCCGTTTGGTTTGGATTGGCGACACTACCGCTGCAACAACCGCTGATAGTCCTGCTGGCGTCTTCACGGCTGGAACTAACACTGCTTACTTCAATTTGATTGATGGAATTTTCAAGCAACTTGGCGTAATTATCGCAGCAACACCAGCCCGTAAAACTACTATCGCAGCCAATGGAGAGGCAACTTTTGCGCTTCAAGATTCAGCATTCACAAACGCTTTGGCTTGGAGTACTTTCCTTTCACTAATTGATGACGCACCAACCGAACTAAAAGAACTGGACAACACAGTGGTTATTATGACTGATTCTTGCCGTCGTAGGATTAAGCGTCATTTGCAATCCGAATCGATTGACTTTACCCTTGAGCAATCAATCAACGGTATGCAGTTACTGAAAGCCGATGGGTACGAAATTATAGGCGTGCCAATGTGGGATAAACTTATTCGTACTTACCAATCGAACGGCACGAAGTACAACAGCCCTCACAGAATGCTATTCACAACCAAAGATAACTTGCCCGTTGGGTTTGAGGGAAATGAGGCATTTGGAGCATTCAAACTTTGGCAAGACGACGTTACCGAGTACACTTACATCAAAACTAAAGATGCTCTTGATGCAAAGGTACTTGAGGACAATTTGATTCAGTACGCAATCTAAAACAAAAAATCCGATATGACAACATGCGGAAAAATAGCGAGCGGTATCGTGCATAATTGCCCCGATACCCTCGTATCGGGCTTGCAAGACGAAGCGATTTTAATCAATGCCGCCGATATTGATTATGATAACTGCGTTTTTGATGGCACGAATAAAATGATTCTTACGGACATCGTTCTGAAAACTGCAAGCCCAGTCCTAACAGGGTTTAAGATTGAGGGCTACAACTTTTCAAACGAACACGACACCGCTTTAGTAAAGCGTAGATTCATCGACGGCTGGGAGCATAACTTTCTTTTCCGTATCTTTGACAACACTCCAGAAATTAAAGAGTGGGTTAAGAATGCCGTTGGTAGTAGGTTTATTGTAATTACAAAAAATAAGTACAATAACCGAAATGCAATATTACCCGGAACAACTGTTTTTGAGGTGCTAGGTTTTTGGAACGGTTTGGAAATACTTGAAGCAACCCGTAATGCAAGCGATGAGGAAACTCAAGGCGGTTGGGTATTAAAGGCAGGGTGCGACGAATCGAATAAAGAACCCTATCCACCTTATGCATTCTTTAAAACAAGTTTAGCAGTTAGTCAAGCAGCTTTTGACGCATTTGCGTAAACGGTATGATCGAACAGCTTAAAGAGTTAATTAAGCAGGTATGCAAAGGGGAAGCCACGGTAGAACAAGAGAAGTTTATCGTGGCTTCTTACCAAAAGATATACGGTAAACCATTCTCGAATTGCAAATGTCAACTTTGCGACGCAATATTTCAAATGCTAAAAACCATTGAAACTATGAATAGTCAAACTTTCAAACTTAAAAAAGGGATTGCCCTTACACGATTTGGACAACCCGAAATATACACGTCGGAAACATTGACCGATGAAGCGGCTATTGCGCATTTAAAAGAACGCCCTCAAGATGTGCGTTTATTTGATGTGATTCCAGATAGTTACTATAAGCAGCCACGCAAACTTGCGGATATGCTGCCTAAAGAAGAAGTAAAAGAGGTTGCTATTGTTTCAGAACAACCCATAACGCAAGAAATTCCAGCACCAGTAAGTTACGTAAAGCATAAAAGGCGTAGGAAATGAGAGTAGCAAAGTTAAAAACAACTAATCGCAAAACCGACGGGCGGCTTCAAACGTATGGTGTCATGACCTATGGGGATAATAACGATTATCCAGAAAAGGTTAAGGAGGTTTTCAATGCGTCGCCAACTGGCAAAGGGTGTTTAAACACATCAATACGGTTTGTTTTTGGCGGTGGTTTTAGCGATGTTGCTTTAGCAAACTACATTATTAACCGCAAAGGGCAAACTGGCAACGCGCTGCTTAAAAAGTGCGTTGAGGACAAACAGGAACATGACGGCTTTGCGTTGCATGTTAATTATAACGGGCTTTATGAAATTGCCGAAGTTCAGCATATCCCTTTTGAACATTGTCGAATTGGTATCGACGAAGAAGGCATCCCCAACGGATTAATAGCAGTACACCCCGACTGGACGGCTCGCAATAAGGTAAGGCGTAAAGCACTGCGCAAGGAGGACATTAAGTATTACCCAGTTTTCAATCCTATTAAAGAGGTTATCGATGCTCAACTTAAAGGCAAGCCAATAACTGAATTTACTGGCCAAGTATTCTACTTTTCGAATGAAGGTGAATTGGTATATCCTCTTTGCCCTTTTGATTCGACTGTAACCGACATGGCAACAGAAGAAAGTATATCGACCGTTTTGCATCGTAATGCAAAGCATAACTTTCTACCAGCCGGAATGATCGTTAAGAAAAAGAAAACCGAAACGACCAACGCAGAAAACCAAGATTCAAACAGCCCCGACGACGACGGACTTGCTAATGAGATAACCGAATGGCAAGGCGACGAAAGAGCCGCTAAAATGATACTCGTAGAAACGGAGTTCGACGAAGAAGTCCCAACCTTTGTGCCGTTTACTATTCAGAACTTTGACCGTATGTTCGATTCAACGTCGAAGTATGTACAAGATACGATTGGTCGAATGTTTATGCAGCCACCTATACTTAGGGGCGTTGATGTTGGAGCAGGTTTTGGTGCTGACTTACTAAAAAACGCTTACGACTTTTATAACTCAATCGTTGAGGGCGACCGCAAAACCGTAGAAAGCGAAATGAAAAAGGTATTAACTTTGCTACCTGTAAAGTTTGCAAATTACGATATTATGCCGTTAACGTATTTAAGCCAAGCCACAAATGAAAAACTGGATAAATAAACAGTACATAAGCAAGTTTAGGTACATGGCAGCTTCGGTCAATAACGAGAATCTACTCGACCAATGTATAACCGAAGCGATGCTATTCGACTTACAGCCGTTTCTTGGGGCTGCGTTCTTTCAGGAACTAATCACGGCATACGATGCCGACACGCTAACAGCCGACCAATCTAAACTACTTGAGGGAGGTAACTATACTTACAACACCTATACCTACGGATTCCAAGGAATTAAAACAGCCCTTTGCTACTTTGCATTTTCTCGTTACGTTTCAAGGGATGGCATTCATCACACCGCTACTGGAATGGTTACAAAGGACGGGGCATTTTCCGAGCCTGTAAGCGATAAAACTAGGCAGCGTTTGGCATCACAGGACGCAGCACTTGCCGAGGGGTTGAAGTTGGAAATTATCGACTACCTAAATCGAAACTGTTTACTTTACACCCTTTGGGGTGGTACTCGCAAGATACGTAAACCACAAATGAGGAGCATTGGAGAATGAGCGAAATATACGCAGGGCTAAAGGGAGCGATTACGTTCACGACAGCAACAGAATGGGAGCAATTAGTAGCGCACATAGTCGAAAAGACTGGCCGAAGGGTTCTCGGGATGTACTCTTACCCAGCCAGAACAGGTTACAACACACTGACAAAAGATGGCAATGTTTATACGGGGAAAATGCTCCCAGAGGTCACTAAGCTGGCAGCAACCGAAATTCTTGAAATAGAAATTAAAGCCTTTGTTGACGAGAATAACGAATCAACAGGTGTTGCAGAAATTGCTAGGATAAAAGATAATACCCTTAAATCAGTTCAACGTGTATCGTAATGAGTGTAACCGTTTATTTTCCTGCCGCTCTCGAAGTAACCGCTGAATTTAGCAATAGCAGTATTGCCGTTGAAGTGGAATTTGCAGCACCTCTTGAGGTTGCTGTAACTATTGGAATTGGCTCGACAGGTACACTTGACCATTCAAAGTTGACCGAGGAGAGCCGAGCAATGGGAGGGCAGCACCCAATAGGGGCTATTACAGGTCTTGCGGAACTACTGCCAACACCAGACCAACTAAAGGCTATGGATCTTGCGTCTTTGCCATCGATTGACAACCCATTTGCAACAGTTAATGATATACCGGAAATACCTGCAATCCCAACCAAAACAAGCCAACTCGAAAACGACAGTAACTTTATTACCGCTGACGATATTCCTGCTATTCCCACAAAAACAAGCGAATTAGAAAACGACAGTGGGTTTATAACTTCGGCTGCAATACCTACTAATGCAAGCCAAATAACCGTTGACACTCCATTTACCCCAGCCAACACTCCTGTAGTTGCTGGCATTAGCGCACAGGTAGCATTTGAGAAGGTGCAGGGGCAAATAAATGATATAAAAGATAATTACCTTTTAAAGTACACAGTACCATCGAACGTGGCATCTATTACGCTATCAGTCGATAAGAATAATGCTAATTTTAATTTTGTCGAAGGGGATAAGATTGAAATAATATACAAACTAATAAACTCAGAAGATACAATAGAGCGTTTTCGAATTAACGAAAATACATCTTTAATATATGTTAGAGAGACAGTGGTCAACAGTTCAGCGTGGATAATCAGCGGAACTGCTGGGGTAGAGCAGTTTGGATTTATTGACCTGTTATTGCTCGGAAATGAGGCTTTAGGCTCTTTAATCAACAATACAGAAACAGCTGCAACTTCAAGGGCGATAACCAAATATGGACTTAAAACTGTAGGGTTAGGCGCAGGAATTAGCTCATTCACTTTCTATGTCACCTCGGGCACTATTAATCAGAATAGCGTAATTATTATAAAAAAAATAAAGTAATGGCAATAAGATGGGTTTGTGTACAGGATGCAGATGGCGATCCGTGCGTGCGAGAGGTGACGACAAGCGAAATTGAGAATATGCAGCCTGAGCCTATTGTATGGCATAAAGATCGTCCTATGAGGGTGCAGGTTCCCATGCAGTTAGTTCGCGAAAACGACGAGAAAATTAAGTACGGGGCAGTCGATAACCCATATTTGTCGGGGCTATTAACTTATATGCTTGCAACCGACACCATTGAGCGCAAAATTGAGAATGAGACGCTATATGCTTACTTCGATACCATTTTCCCTGAACACGAAGCGATATTGAATACCATTAATTTAACCGTTGAAACCAAATCTTAAACTACGACCATGCCTTTGAAAGCCCCGTCAACATTTAGTTCAATATCCCGAACCGTATCGGCTTCGTTAATTACTGCATTGATAATTGGATTAGCAGGGGTAGGATATGCATTTATTGACGGCAAAGCAAGCATAGAGGATTTGCAAACCCATTGCGAGGAAAATAAGCGTGTAGAAAATGCGATGTACTGGCAGATTGGCGAACAACGGAGCGCAAACAATGAGAAGTGGGTTAAGCAAGAAAAGGTAAACGATAATGTAGATGATAAGCTGGACAAAATTATATCAATTCTTAACGAAATTTCAGGCGACAATAAGGCTATAAAAGTCGAAATTAAGTACCTTAGCGAAAGGAAAAGGGGGCTTTCCCTTATTACTGAAAGGACATTCGATGAAAAATTTAACTAAATTAGTGGAACGGTTACAACTCGAAGAGTTATCTTTGACAAGTAAGCGGTTCAAGAAATTTGAAAAGGAGTTATTTAATGGAAAGCGCAAACGAGTTAATAGTAAAAAAAGCAAGGCAGTATCTAGGACAAAAGGAAATTAAGGGTAATACTGGCTGGATCGATAAGTTTTTCCAAGATAAAATGACAGCCGTTGGCTGGGGTGAAGGTCAGGCATGGTGTTCATACTTTGCTGAATTGGTTTGGCGCGAGGTTTATGGTTCCTTAAATTCAATTATCGAAGGGGATTTACGGACTTTATTCAGTGCTGGGGCGACCAAAACATTTAACAACTTTGAAAGTTCAAGTAAGTATAAAAAGTACGTTTCTCGAAAGCCTATAATAGGGGCTTTAGCAATTTATCGCTATGGAACAGGATGGCAGGGGCATGTTGGTATTGTTACTGCTATTCGTGGCACCCAGATAAAACTAATTGAAGGCAATACAAACGCAATTGGCGGGCGTGAAGGCGAAGAAGTTGCTGAGAAAACGCGAATAATTGACTGGCATATTATTGATAAAAGACTAAACCTAATGGGGTTTATACACCCTCCTGAATATTAACTTTAAAGCTTAAATTATGATAAACTGGATTCTAAACCTAATTGGCATATTTGCCTATTTTCTTAATCGGTTTAATAACCGTAAGAATAAAACGAAGTTAAACTTTAACTTCTGGCTTAATGACAACTGGCCGGAACTATTCCAAACGCTGCTAATTAACGTCGGGTTAATGCTGCTATTAAGCATGAAAGGGGCGGGGGCTGTTGTGGATAAGTTTTTAGAAACCGGACTACCTTGGAATATTACCATTGATCCGACATTAGGCAAAGCAATTATAGCATTTGCGCTCGGTCTTGGCTTAACATCTTTGATCTATTCGGTATTCAAAGCAAAGGTAAAGCAATGAAAAAACTAGCCATTTTAAGCCTGGTTATTGCCGTTATCATTTTCGGTGGGCAATCCTGTACGAAAAGGTATTGCGCTGCAAAATACCCCCCGCAATCAATCGTTAACACGGTAATAAAAGAGGTTGAGAAAACAATCATTCGAGATACTACGATAACTGTTCACGTAAAAGGCGACACGGTTAAAGTTACGGAAATTGTTTATGTTGATCGCGAGGGTAAAATAAACATGAAGCCGGTTAACAAAGAAACGGAACGGGTAAATGTAACGGCCTCAATTAAGGATGGAAAATTGCAGATTGATATTGTTAATAAACCTCTTAAAATTGAAGTAACACTTAAAAAGGCGTTAGTCGATCGGAATTACTGGAAGGAAAAGGCCGAAAGCAAGCAGGAAGCAATTAAGGTAAACGAGAAAACATGGTTCGACAAGTTTGCTAGGAAATGGTTTTGGATTACGGCCCCGCTACTTTTAATTATTATAGCCTTATATTTGCGAAAGTTATTTAGTTGACATATATTTGCTTTATTCATGGTTTTCTTGTTGATTTTTTTTAAGCCCCGTTGCTGAAAAGTAGCGGGGTTTTTTATTGCTATTTATTGAAAAACGTAAAAAAATGACGTCTTTTGGCCCAAAAAAAACCTTAGAACGATTATAAATAACTATCATACTATATATCAACGAAATAAAATTGTTCTATTTAACATAATAATTTGCATAACGTATATATTATATATATCTTTACATTAACAAACAAAAACAAAACGCCATGAACCTTCAAGACTTAACCGAAAATAGAGAAAGAATCATGAAAAACATAAAAAAACAATCTTCTGAAAAAGAAGCAATTGTAGGGGTGATGAATAAAATGGTTGCATGGTTAAATAGTAGGGAGGACATTCAAGAGATGAAACCAACAATGGGAAATGTAGATAAATTCACATCTATGTGTATTGCTTCTTGGATAAAAAATGATTATAAGCCAATTATTACAGAAGAATGGCTTGAGCATAGGGAGCAAGTAAAATGGGAAACAATATCATTATAAACCAAACTTGAAAACACTAAAATCAATACGAACATGAAAACACTAAAATCAATAACAGGGCGAGAATTTAAAATAGCCTCAAATAAGAGAAATCGAACATTCACTATCATGGTTGATAGCGTAAGATACAGAACCTGCCAGATGTCTAAAGATGAATTTAATAGTTGCCTAAATAATACAGGTAACGACTGGTCTAATTTTCTAAAATCTAATGAATATTATAAAGTATAACCCAATGGCAAAAAAACACGAGTTCACAGAAACCAAGCTGATTAAACTTAGCAGTGTTCAAAAGAAGTACCTTGAAACTATTCCTAATTCTTGCGGGTATATCCGAAGCTTAATTGATGCCGAAATGCTAAAGATTTGGCAAGAGAAGCAAGAGCTTGCATGGGTCGATAATGACTGCTTGATTCAAGAATCCTGCTCTTCGTTTAAAACAGTAATTTGTAATAAGAATTGTAAACTTTATCTATAAAAACCATGCTACTAACCGAACAACAGATTGAAGCAGCCAGAAACGAAATGGCAGCGCAGCTAAAAAAGCGAAACAACTACGTTTTAAAGCGTACCGAGTTCGAGCTAAAAGAACAGGAAATACTAATCGTAATAACTTACTACTACAATGCCGATGAAAACTATCAATGCGCGAAATATGAGAGCGTGGATGGCAGCGGAAGGGATGTTGTAGTTGATAATATCGGAAGGTTGAATTTGTATGAATAACGGCTGGAAATATATACTGATTTTTAACCGATTTAAAAGCACAAAGCTATGATAACAGAATTATTTGAAAAATACGGAAACCAAAAACCAATGGACTTCGGCGATACGGCGGATTTTTTCCTAGAAGGATACAATTACGTATTGAAGCTTTTTAGTGAATTAAATACAACCCGTGTTAGCAAGTGGGGCGGATTGGGGAGTAAGCCTTCGGTTTGCGATGGGGAAAAATGTTTAGACTGCAAAATTTGGGCAAAGAATAAAAATGGGTGTGCTGATTGTCATCTGTTTAATAGGTGCTAACGTTTGAGTATAACCGAAGTTGGCGATTAAAAAGCAATAACTTTCAAAATACAGATAAATATGAATAAAAGTACAGAAGTATCGAAAACGCAGAAACCCGCCAATTGCGGCTCTGCTGTGTTAGCGCCCGTTGATGATATTAATACTGAGTGTTACGAGTGCGAGGCTGGAATGTGTAATATATGTCCATATAGAGATAATTGGTATGATTGGCAAAGCGCTAATTATGAGCCGACAGAAAAAGACAAAGAGGAAATCAAAGAACCTGAAATGGTTAACAAAGATATATTGGTGTGTGATTCAAAGTGTGGGTGGCAACACGATAATCCGAGCGAATGGCATCATTACGAAAGAGCCACAAATGGACAATTATGTAAGACGTGTGGAACTTGTTCAGCATTCTGCCATATAGAAACCGTGCGTGTGCCTTTCAATGGGTGCTAACGTTTGGCGGTAAACTCTCGTTGCCGTGCTAAATACGAGGGGTGAATTTTTAAAATACAACAAAATGAAAAACGAAGCAGAAAATATTAATAAACCACAAGGCAATGGAGTTTTACCGTGTGTTGTAGGCAGTGCTTTATTGCCCCAATACTGTAAAGACTGTAATAACCACCCTTGCGATAACCACGATAAACACATAAAATGTAAACAATGCTATTTTATAGGCAATCAGCAATCAAACTTTGAACGTAAGTCTGTTTAGCATTGCCTACAACGGAGGCAAGTGTATTTAGTTTTTAAACCGACCTAAAAGAAAAGAAGATGAAAACAGCTAAAGAATTTTATAAAGATGAAAAGGGTTATTGTGATGAAGCGATGGAGGGAGTTCCATCCGCATTCTTTACTATAATGGAACGATATGCTATTGAATACCATAATAGTGAGGTTAAAAAATTAAATGTACTTGCTGTTAGCAAGAGCGAGGGCATTGAGCGTGAGGCTCAGTTAAATTGCGACCACGAATGGGAATATGATACGTTTGACCATTTTGGTTACCCAAAAGAAAAATACTGTATAAAATGTGGAGAAACACAAGCAACTTAATTGATGCTAACGGAGGGCGGTGTATAGCGTTGCCGTCCTTTGGCAATGATATGCAACGCTTGTTAGCAGTAGGCGTTTAACGAACTAATTGAAACTAAAAACTAAATAAAATGAAAATTGAAGACTTCTTTAATATGGAAAGTGAGCTTGGTGACACTATAAAAATGACCAATGAGCAATTTATTTCTAAAACAAGAGACTTTCTAACGAAGATAGAAGCCGAATACAGTCACTGCTGGGGAACAAGAAGGATTAGGGATGAAGAATATGAGTTAGCCGATTGTGATAACTGTAAAGGAGAATGCAACCTGAATGTAAATGGAAAAGAAATAAATTGCGTTGTTGATAATATAGAGGGTGAATGTTTTACCATAGAATTTGATAGCGAACTATTTGCCGAAGAAATAGAGAATATTATGTTCCACGATGACAAATTTTCATTTTATGAGTTATTACAGTGTGAAATTTCCAACGAAGCATAATAACGCTTGCTGCTAACGGTCGGCGGTATGGTTAGTAAAGCCACCCACTACCGCAACCTATGAAACATAAACTTAATTGGCTTTATTAACTATGACCGCTTGTTAGCGGTTCGTTATTGAGCGTGGGCGGTGCAAAACTTAAATAAAATGGAAGAAATTTTAAAAGACTTACAAAAGTATGAAGAACCTAAGTTTGGCTCTTTTAAATGGTTATCATGTCAGGCTGGACTACAAAAAGTATCTAAACTTATTGAAGAAGATAAGGACATCAAAGAGGCATTACATAACCTAATTGCAATGAGCGTTCAGAGTGCGTTGGCAAATGAACGCTAACGAATGGTTGTATGTGTTCGGTTTTGCCACGCACGTACTCCGGTTCAAAGCTATACAGCCAATTGGCAAAACTGACATATACAACGTGTTAGCACCATGTACGGATTATTAACAACTAAAATATAATTGAAATGAAAAACCAAAAGTATTACCAAAAACAAAGAGAGGCTATTTTAAACGATAGCCACAGAAAAGACCTATTTAAGGCATTATTTGACTTATATGCAAATGCAATGCCGATAGCATTAAAAAAAGATGATGGAACAGTTTCGTGTTCTTATTCTGATGAAGTAGAGGAATTAGCCGACAAAATAAGAGAGCAAATACGATTAAGGGACAATCAGGTTTTTGAAGCGCATTCGTAGTATTGGTGCTAACGTTGGCGGTAAGAGTAGGCCGCTTTAAGACTGCTCAAATTAAGTACAAAACTATCCGCGGCTTACTTTTACCGCGTGTTATAAAACGGCCTTTATGATACTTGAAAGAAAAGAATGGAAAGAATATCATCCGAACGGGCAAGTTTGGATAACGGGCGAAATCGGAATAATTGCGGATATGTGGAAGCACTTATATAATTATAGAACTGGATTTAAAGGATATGAAGATAAAGCAGTTTGCAGGCTTGGAAAATGGACAAAGCAATTCGATAATGGTCAATTAGCTTGGACTATCGAATATGATGATTATGGAAATGAAAACGGCAAAAAATATCCATCGTTCAGAAAAGATGGAACAGGGATTTCTTAAGCTGTTTTATAACGGCTGGCGGTATGCTTAGTTGGCGTACCAATTAGTAATAACTTAAATTAAAAGACATGAAAGATTCAAATTTACACCCAGTTTTTAAAGATATACTTGATAGCCAATTAAGTATACATAGTGTTGTGGGTAGTACGGGAAATACACCTGCACACGTATTAGATAATATAAAATTTCAAATAGGCAATGATGAGTTTTTAATTTTCATGATAGCACACAAAGGCATAAGCACGAAAGGGCAAATATTTTACAACGGCGAACTTGGTTACGTGCTAATTAAAAACGGTCGAACAATGATGAAAGAAGAATTTGATGAAACAATGATAAATACTATGCTAAGGTGGAATTTAAAACCAAGGCAGTAGTATTACCCACAACGGAGGCGGGTAGGTAAAGTGCTGACTACCGAAACAGAACATTTGAAACAACTAATAGTATTAATAATTTTTAGAGAGGGCAATTTTTATGGTTAATTTCTTTAATGTAGATTGTATAGAGTTTATGAAGTCGAAGCCTGACAAGTGCTATGACCTTGCTATTGTTGACCCACCGTATGGGATTGACAATAGCAAGACATTATCGCTAAGAGGATATACTGGAAAAGGATGCCCGATGAATAGACGAATGAGAGAAGCTAATTCGGATTGGGACATAAAACCAACATTGGAATACTTTAACGAACTATTCAGAATTTCTAAAAATCAAATAATATGGGGCGGAAATTACTTTACCGATTTAATACCCCCAGCAAGGGAGTGGCTTTTGTGGGATAAAGATAAATATTCATTTAAGCATAGCGCATTTGAATTAGCGTGGACTTCATTCGGGGGGGTGTGTAAAAAAGTAAAAATACAGCACCACGGTTTTTTGGTAAAAGACAAATATACAATACATCCAACACAGAAGCCAGTTATGTTATATCAATTTATTTTAAGGGAATATTGCAAAAATGGAGATAGCATATTAGACACTCACGGAGGGTCAATGAGTATAGCTATTGCATGCGATATTGAGGGATTTGATTTAGATGTTTGCGAAATTGATAAAAAATACTTTAACGATGCCATTAAGCGATTTAATATTCATAAACTACAAACCGTTCTTAAATTCTAATTGCCGTAAGGCAAAAGTGGGGGGGGCAAAAAAATATTAATATGACCATACGAATAGACCAATCATTGAAACGAATCAGACAGCATTTTATACACTTGCTGTTAGCAAATCGTTTTAATGTTTGCTAACGGCTGGCGGTATGGTTTAGTAAAGGCTGACCACTACCGACCAATCGAAGATAAAAACTTTAAACAGCCTTTATTAACTATACCGCTTGTTAGCGTTTCGTTTTTGAGCGTTGGCGGTGCAAAAAATAAATAAAAATGCAAATACAACTTATTGAATCGAATTACAATCCAATAAATGAATTTCATACATGGACATTTGTATTTGGATTTTATAATAGCAATAATGAATCAAAATTTATTGTAAAATCAAGTACCCCAATTGGATTTGAAAAAATAAAAAACAGAATAATAGAATTTGATGAGTTTATAGAATTTTATAAGGGTGCGTTGGCAAATGAACGCTAACGTTATCGGGGTGTGAAACGTACCCTTTGAGTAAAGAGATTAATTGAAACAGTAAACTAAATAATTTTTAAAAATGTGCGAGGGCAAATTTAAACACGGTAGTTTATTTAGCGGAATAGGGTTTGCATATGTCAATTATATATTATATCTTTGAGGCATGGGACAAAAAAGAAAACCTGTTTATGACAATGCTTATCAAAGTTACTTAGACGGACTATCGCTTGAACAGGTGGCGAATGAGATAGGTGTAACAAGGCAATGTGTTTATAAGGCATTTAAAAAAAGAGGGTATATTTTAAGAGGCCCTAACTTTAGACCTTATCAGATTTACGACGGTAAAAAGTTTACGCTTAGGAATACGGGATATTATTCTTTGTCAAATGACGATAGATGCTTAATGCATAGGTATGTTTGGGAAAAAGAAAAAGGCATAATACCATATGGCTGGGACATTCATCACCTAGATGAAAACAAGGCAAATAATGTAATTGAAAATTTAGAATGCTTGCCAAAAACAGAACATACAAGCAAGTATAGTCCTCACAATAACCAGTACACTAAAGGCAGAAAACGTGATACACATAGGACTATTTGAAGGTATTGGGGGGTTTTCACTAGCAGCCGAATGGGTTGGGTGGAAAACATTAGTAACATGTGAAATAAACTCTTTCGGGCAAAAAGTACTTAGATACTATTGGCCTAATGCTTACCATCATGGTGATATACATACATTAACTTATGAGACAATTAACGCTGAACTTACAATACGATTTGGAACCCACTGGAGAAACGATGACATCATCGTTACTGGTGGGTTCCCGTAACTTTGCCAACCCTACTCCGTTGCAGGGCAAAGAAAAGGCAAAGCCGACGAACGTCACTTGTGGCCCGAAATGTTGCGAGCAATTCGAGAAATTCAGCCGCGCTACGTCGTGGGGGAAAATGTTGCTGGGCTTATTAGTTGGAGCGGAGGGCTGGTATTCGACGAGGTGCAAACTGACTTGGAAAATGAAGGGTACGAAGTATGGCCGTTTATACTTCCAGCTGCAGGTGTCAACGCTCCGCATAGACGAGATAGGGTTTGGTTTATTGCCCACTCCAATGGCGCAAAACAGGGAAACGACATTAGAGCAAACACAGCAACGGCAGGTGATATACGGAGGGAAAACGAGAGCGATGTACTTGGAGAATTTTGCCGTACTGGGATTACTCCCGACGCCAACAACACAAGAAGCAGAATCGAGTTGCGAGCTAACGGAATCTGGCAGGAGAAAAACAAAGGACGGGAAGAACTCTCACAGTCTGAATTTGGGGCGAATTGTTGGGATGTTACCAACACCGAGAGAAGCAGCAGCGAGGGGCAACACGAGCAACGACAGGAACAAAGGGAATTTGGAAGATGCAATTGCAAAAATGATGCTACCAACCCCGGACTGCTCGGACAGGCGAAGTGCGAAAAGCAAACAGCAAGGGTTGAGCAATGTTGTAAAAACGTTACTACCAACACCAACAGCCGACGACAACCCAGCGAAGAACACGGGGAAACGAAATCAGGATGGGCTACAAAAAAGAGCGTACCAGGCAACTGGCAAAACTTCCCAACTCAACCCCCAATTTGTAGCGGAAATGATGGGATTTCCGAGCGACTGGACGGAATTACCTTTCCTAAATGGAGAAACGAAAGCATAAAAGCGTATGGTAATGCCATAGTTCCACAGGTTGCTTTACAGATATTTAAAGCTATCCAAATTGCCGATAGGCAAAACAGGGAGGGAAATTTTTAAAAATTATGACCAAACCAAACGACCAATCCAATGAAACGAGAACCTAAAGTATGTTTTACACCCCGTGTTAGCATTAGGCTTTTAGCGTTAGCCTGTGGGTGGGAAGCTTGATGCTAACGGTAACTTGTATGGCGTTCGTTGCGCCATAATTAGAATTACAAACTTTTAAATAACAGATAAGATGACAAAAAAGAACGAAACTTCGAAAACCACAGCGCAATACGCTATACAAAATGTTAGCATTTCGTTGCCTAATGATATTGATTTGGGTGCGTTGGCTAATCTTTTAAAATATTCAAACAAGTACGAAATAAGCATACAATTCTGGCCTGACCAAATAGCTGTTTACATTGCTAAAGATGGTGTAGATTTAAAAGATTTTGGAGGGGATTTCGAGTTTGCAATTGGTTGCAGCGTGGCATATCTTAACCGCATCACTGGCAATGAATGCTAACGGTCGGCGGTGTAACCAGTTGCGACAATCCAAACATAAACAGAACGAACGAAGTATAAACCTAACAAATACAGTGCGATGGATGATGAATTTATAAATGACTTAGCAAGAAAATACGCAAATGTGTGTATTTTCAAAAGCGACTTCCCACACGATTGGGATAGTGTATACGATGGATTTAAGGAAGGGTTTAAAACTGCTGTAAGACTAATTGAAACACGAGCGTTGGCAGAAAATACTCCTACGAGCAAAGAGCAATTGGTTGCACCGCCTGTTAGCGTTGCGGTTTGCGACGTATGCAGAATACCACTAATTGAAGAGCCTGATTCATTTAGCCTTTACTGTCCAAAATGTGGAAAATATTAAGCAAACTGAACGCTAACGGATGGCGGTATGGTGTCGGTTTGCCTTGCAGACTTTTTCACCTTACCGCTACCGTAACTGGCAAACTGAACTATACCGCTTGTTGTGTGTCTGGTGCGGTCAAATTGCAAAACAGTTAATTAAATGAACAGTAGTAATAATTTTTATTTTTTTAGGGAGGGAATTTATGATTTCAATTAATAAAAACAGAAACAGAAGTAAATATACATTTGCAAACATAAACCTTTTAGGGAATTGTAATGCCGATTGCTATTTCTGTTTAGGAAAAGATATAAGCGAACAATTAAAGGGCAAAAACCAATTGAATATTCATTTTTCAGAATGGTTAAATTTTGAGTATTTTTTACAGCAATGTAAAAACGAAGGAGTATCAAAATTATATTTAACAGGGCAGACAGCTGATGGTTTGCAATACAAATATCTTAATGAAATTATTGATTATTTGCAAAACAATGGCTATACGGTTGGAGTTAGAACAAATGGATATTTGGCAAAACAAAAAATGATTTCAATTCAAAAAATGAAAGATGAAATAGGTTATTCGATACATACGCTTATTCCCGAAAAAAACAAAATAATAATGGGTAAAGATTTTTTACCAAATTGGGAAGAAATAATTCCATTAAGTGGTGAAAATGTGAGAATTTCCATTGTTTTAAATAGATACAATATTGATGAATTTGAAAGCTTAATAAATTTTGCAACTTCTTTTAATAATGTGAAATACATACAAATTAGAAGGATTTCAACAGACACAAGAATTGAACTATTGCAGGAAGATATTGATTTGTATGAGAAATTTTATGACAAATTTTCAAAAGAGAATAAACAAGTAGGTAATTTCTATTTAGCAGAGCAGTATAATTTGAATGGTAAAGAAGTAAATTTTTGGCGAACAGTTGAAACGTCTTGTAATTCTCTTAATTACTTTACCGATGGTACTTGTAGTAATGAATACTTTATTGTGGAAGGATATTTAAAAAACCTTAACAAGTTTGAAAAACTTGAAGCGGGTGGGCAAAAAAATAAAAATTATGGTCAAGTTCCTACAAATGTTTATTAAATGCACGAATGTAGCACTTGCACACAACTACCTAGTAAATACTATTTAATTAAACATTTCAGCAAATGCAATGCTTTAGCGATAACGACAAGCGTAAATATTTACACATACTAGGGGTATTGAAATACACCCGTGTAGCATTATTTACACAATCGGAATTAGCCGAACTTTTAGAGGTTAGTCGAAAGACTTTAATTGATTTCGAGAAAGGCAAGCGGATCGACTTTGAATTACTAACCCAGTACGCTGCAATCTTAGGCCGAGATATTAGGTTTAATTTAGACTGACTTCAAATAGCCTAAAAGTGATATTTTGCACTATCGAAACTAACCGAGTTATTAACATTTTTAGTAATTACAACCTGTAATCAAAGCTAACTACAATGACAACACAACTAGTAAAAATTGACCCTAAAGAATTTGGGCTAGAAGAACAGAAAGCCGCTCAAATCGAAGCGCAATTCAAGCCAATGCTTGAGAAAATGACCGAACTCGAAAACGAATTTAACGACGTTGTTAAGTTACCTATCGAGGACAAGCAGACTTCAATTAAAGCCAAAGAATTGAGGTTAAAGTACGTAAAAATAAGAACTGGTACCGCTGATATTCATAAACAACAAAAGGCTTTTTACTTGGCTGGTGGTCGTTTTTGCGATGGCTGGAAAAACGCTCAAGAATTTGCCTCGTTAGGAATAGAGGAGAAATTAATGAGTATTGAAAAGTACGCTGAGAACATGGAAAAAGAGCGTATATTAAAACTTGAAGAAGAGCGTAAGTCGCTGCTATTAAACTTAACGGATATTATGCCAGTTGGTTTAGGCACAATGGATCAATCTGTTTTTGATAATTACTTACAAGGGGTTAAATTGGCTCATGCTGCACGAATCGAAGCAGAAAAGAAAGCCGAGGAAGAAATACAGGCTAAAATAAAAGCAGAAATAGAAGAAGCCGAACGCATGTTAAAGGAAAATGCAAGGCTAAAACTCGAAGCTGAAGCAAAGGAGAAACAATTGCTTTACGAACGACAACAAGCGCAAAAGCAAGCCGACAAAGCAGAGGCAGAGCGCAAGAAAATAGCAGCCGAAAATGAAGCCAAATTAGCAAATGAAAGGGCTATTGCTGCTAAGAAATTACAAGAGCAACAAGCAGCCGCCGCTAAACTACAAGCCGAATTAAAAGCGAAGCAAGATGCAGAAAACGCACGAATCGAAGCCGAGCAACAAGCTGAGATTAAGCGCAAACTCGAAGCCGAAGCAAAAGCCGCCGCTCCAGATAAAGACAAATTAATAGAGTATATTAACTCGCTTTCATTTTCTGAACTGGATATTAAAACAGCAAAAGGCAAAGCCGCTTTAAGTATAATTACTACCAAATTTGAAGCATTTAAAGTTTGGGCAATTCAGCAAACCAATTCAATCTAACGACCATGAGCGAAAAAACTATTGAACAAAAACTAACCGAACTAAAAAAGACCATTGATTTTAAATGGAGGGTTCAAAGCACATTCCCGAAAGCAGCCCCAACCCACGCCATTATGATTCCCTACGTTGACGCAAGGGATGTGCAAGAGCGCCTCGATAAAGTTATTGGGGCTTCAGGATGGCAAAATGATTTTAAATCAGTTGGCGACCGCTTAATGGGGGGTATTGGTATTTTAATCAATAATGAATGGGTTTGGAAATGGGATAGGGGTATGCCATCGCAAACAGAAAAAGAAAAAGGCGAGGCATCAGATGCTTTTAAAAGAGCCGCTGTTCAGTGGGGTATTAATAGGGATGCATACTCAGTTGGCACTATTAAACTAAGCGTAAAAGAGTATAGCGGCAAATATTACCCATGCGATGGTAATGGTCAATTTTTAAAAGGCGCAAAATTATATGCTGTTTGCAATACGCTGGCTAAAATAACCGACCTAGAGAATTACGATATTGACATATCGGAGGAGTACCTTTCAGAAATGGGGAAATTCAAACACTACGAAGAGTTAACCCCAACACATAAACGCTGGAAAGATGCGATTAAATCGCTAAAAGAAGGTAATGCAACTATTGACGAGATATGCAGCAACTTCGAAGTATCAGAAGAGAACCGTTTAAAACTTATGAACCATGCAATTTGAACCGTTTAAAATTAGATGCAGTCAAATCGGGAAGATTATGACACAGCCCCGCACAAAGTCGGATTTGATAAGTAAAACTACTCAAACCTATTTGGAACAATGGATAAAAGAACAGGTTTACAAACGCCAAAAAGACTTCTCCAGTAAATACACCGAGAAAGGTATTGAAATGGAAGATAAAAGCATTGAGTTTTTGAGCCAACATTTAGATATTGGGATGATATTCAAAAACGAGCAATCTTTTGGCGACGAGTTTATGACCGGAACCCCTGACATTGTGCTTACTGATTGCGTTATTGATGTTAAAAACTCATGGGATTGCTTCACGTTTCCACTACTCGACACTGAATGCCCTAATTCAGATTACTACTGGCAATTACAAGGGTATATGGCACTGACAGGAAAGCAAAACGCTAAGCTGGTTTATACGTTAATGGATAGCCCGCAGCGATTAATCGACGATGAGATAAGGCGACAAGGTTGGAAGATGGGGTTTATCGACATTCCAATTGAATTTGAGCAGGAGATTTACAGGCGTATGCTTTACGACGATATCCCCGACAGCCTAAAGATTAAAGTATTCGACATTCCGCGAAACGATGAGGACATTGCCAAGATATACGCACAAGTAGAAGTTTGCCGCCAATACATTAAATCAATAATTAATTTTAAATGAAAAAACTAAGAGAAACCGAATCCGCCAAGGCTCAAAGAGAAGTAAGCGAGGCGCGAAAATCAGAACCAAGCCCCTATGCTAAGTTTCATTTCAGGCTAAAGGGCTACCAATTATTTTACAGAGACAAACCTATTAGCAAGGACATTGCTTGGCTAAAGGGATGCCGAGACGCTGAGAAGTTGCTCGAAGGAAAATACAAACAAATCACATTTAAACTAAAGTAAAATGGAAATCACAGGAAAAATTATCAAAGTTTTGCCGATGCAAAGCGGGGCCGGAAAGAATGGCGAATGGAAAAAGCAGGAGTTTATAATTGAAACGCCTGGCGACTATTCCAAAAAGGTATGCATTGAGGCTATGAATGCAATGGCCGACACAGTATTCAGCATTGGAGAAACGGTTACATGCCATATCAACATTGAATCGAGGGAGTTCAACGGGAAATGGTACACTACTGCTAAGTTATGGAAGTTAACCTAACGGCCATGAGAGAGAATATAATTGAAATAGTAGGCTTCGGGATGGAGCGAGAGCGAGCCGAACTAATGGCCGACGAAATACTCGAACTTGTTAACCATAAAAAGTTAATACTCGACTTCTGTTTAGATTTATTCTACGTTGACGGTGAGTCCGAAAATGAAACATGCGAGCGACTTGTTGACGATTATTTGAATAAAATTAATTTAGGCTAGTTATAAACTACATGGTCCTGCAAAAGTCGATTATCTTACAGGACCATGTATTGAGATAAAAGTTAATTTTAATCATTATTAACCAACACTAAAACCATGGAATCAATATTTAACTACTTAGACACCAAAGCTGCGGAGAGTTGTATAACGGTGTTTTTTGTGCTAGTAATCTGTTTGCTTGGAATATGGGCTATTAAAGTAATGCGGGCTAGTTATAAAATTTCTAGGGAACTGGCAAAAAAGAACAACGGCAATACGCTGAACTTCGAAACGATGCCAACGCCAGGAGAATTGACAGCCGTTTACGATATTCACTATCATAAATTTTGGAATAATAAGCACAATTGCCGATTAATCATAAAACTTATCGACGATGATACCAATTGAAAAGCTAATCGAGTTTACTGGGTTTACTAAAGATGAACTGAGTAAACCAAATAGAAAGGATTGTTACGTCGTTGCTCGGGCATGTGTTTATAAGCATATAGTAGATAGTGGATGTTCTTTTAAATATGCTGGAGAAGTATTTGACCAGGACCATGCAACAGTTATGAATGGGATTAAAAAATTGGGGTACATAATGGAAACAAATACCCCACTACTTCGTAAGCAAGCTGATTTGTTTTATTTAAACATGAAAGCATACATTTATGAAACAAACATCAAAATAAATGATAGTGGATTTTACCCATTTATTAACCTCGAAGCACTAGAGCAATGCTAAAACTACTAATCGAAATTGCGCCGATAGCCCTAATCGTTTTAGCCCTAATCGGAGCGGGATTTGTTTTCAACCATATTGCTAACAATGCTAAAGCGTACCGAGATGCCAACAATAAAGCATACGAAGCCAAAAGACGGAGAAATATACGTTAAGGATAAACTAGAACGGCGCCATAAAAACAAGTGCCTTAAATACCCTAAAATGGGTAAAATGGTTTACATCCCAGAAGATCGGATTCTAGTCGATTCCAAAGGTCGAACCGAAGCCGAAACGATTAGCGATTACTTTGAGAAGCGAAAAATAACTAAACTAACTAAATAGCCATGACAAAAACAGACCAAGCGAAGAATAAACTTCGCAAGCATTTAATAAGGCTAATTAATGAAAAGTGGATTTTGCCTTTACGATTAGTTGACGAAAAGGTTTACTACTCAAAAGAGGTATTCCCATTCCTTAAACAGTATGGAATAGTTAACGAATTTGGGCTACTAATCGAAGGTGCAACCGTTGACGTTGAAAAGATTATCGAAATGCTGCCAGACTTTAAGAAAAAGCCTGTTAAGCAGATTAGCCCACGACGAGCGAGGTCGATAGGTGAAACTATGCGTAAAACTTTGCAGGATGCCATCGACCAGAATGTAACCAGCACCATGCCGCTACTCGAAATCGAACCAGAGGTGAAAGAAGATTATTATAGTAGCCGAATACGATTAGCCTCAGATGAGCAACTTTTCGACGAACTAAAGGCGAGGGGTTGGAGTGGCGAATTGACGAAAACTTCTAAACTTTTTTAGCCAAACTATTGTTTAATCCAAACTTTTAGCTAAATTTGTAATCGCAATACATCCACAATGAGAAACGAAAATAACATACTTAGAAATAATAGCCCCTTTATGGGCGAAATAAACACGGTCGGGAGTGGATGCCCATGCAGCCGTGTTTTTTCGTACCGTATTGGGGCTTAACCTTTTATAGTTATGGAAGCAAAACAAACGGAGTACAGAGGGGTAGTGTTTCGCAGTAAATCGGAAGCGCAATTAGCGCTGTTGATGGATTACACCAATTTTATATGACGAGTTAAGAAAGTACCGATTCGATTTAAATCAATAATTATGAGCAAAGATTCATATTACTTCCAACACGACTACGAACCATTGAGCGATCCAAAATTGAACGCTTTAGTAGCAGAATTTGGCGCAGTTGGTTACGGTATTTATTGGAGAATTGTCGAGATGTTACATAGCGATTCAGAGCATAAGCTTTGCCATAAAAAGTATGTAATAATAGCACTTGCTAAACAAATGGCAACAAGTGTTGAACAAATAGAAAATGTGTTGAAATTTGCTATTGAGGTTTGCGAACTATTCGAGAGCGACGAACTATATTTTTGGTCCAATAGGGTGTTAAGAAATATGGATAAAAGAGTAAGCATTATCGAAAAGAGGTCAAAAGCGGGCAAAATTAGTGCTGAAAAGCGTAAAAATTCAACATGTGTTGAACATGTGTCAACAAGTGTGCAACACAATTCAACAAAGGAAAGGAAAGGAAAGGAAATAAAAGATAATAAAGAAGCAGCCAGTTATTTTGAAAGGTTTTTAAATGACGTTTCAAATACCGAAGCGATATGTATGAGAAAGGGAATTAATAAAATTTACTTTAACAGGGCTAAGAAAGATTTTACGATAGCAGCAAACGGTCAAAAAGAACATGAGAGGTATAATGATTTTTTAATGTACTTTGAAAACTGGCTTAATCTTAACAAAAAGAATTATATTGTAACGCTATGAAAATAATCGGATTAAAAAGCAAGCAGATATTTGAAATTGAGCCGCGTAAATCGGGTGAAAATTCAATGCTATGCCCTGCTTGTTCAAGTAATAGAAAGCGAGGCAATCAAAGAAAGAAGCCTTTTTCGTGGAATGATACCGATAAGGTTGGTAATTGCATGAATTGTGATGAGAGTTTTGTTCTTTACATTAAGCCGAACGAAAAAGAATACATTGCTCCGGTATGGAAAAACATTACTTCGTTAAGCGATGGGGCTGTAAAGTGGTTTACTGGGCGTATGATTAGCCAAGCAACATTGGAGGCTATGAAAGTGTACTCAGATACTGAATGGATGCCACAAACTGAAACCAGTGTTGGCGTTATTTGCTTTCCTTATTTCGATAACGGGAAACTTAAAAACATTAAGTTTAGGGATAAAGAGAAAAACTTTAAACTGGTTAAGGATGCTCAACTTATTTTATACAACATTGACGGCATTAGGAATAAAAAAGAGTGCATAATAGTTGAGGGTGAAATGGACGCGCTTAGCTATATCACATGTGGGATTACAAACGTGGTATCAGTGCCAAATGGAGCCGGTGGCAATGTTGACTACCTAGACGATTGTATTGAGTTATTCGATTCAATGAGCAAGGTTTATATTGCAGTTGATAACGACACGGCTGGGCTTAAATTAAGGGATGAGTTAATACGAAGGATAGGCCAAGAAAGGTGTTTAATAGTAAACTACAAAGATAAAAAGGACGCTAACGAGTACTTAATGGCTTATGGTGGTATTCCATTAGCAGAAACAATAACCAACGCTATCGAAATTCCTGTTTCCGGAATCATAAACCTGAACATTGAATATGATGAAATATTCGATTTGTTTATGAATGGGATGGAATGCGGGCTTGAAATTGGCATAAGCGAAATTGATAAACTGATAACGTGGGAAACTCGAAGGCTTGCAGTTATTACAGGGATCCCAGGACATGGGAAAAGCGAGTTTGTTGATTTTGTGCTAACCCGCTTGAACGTGGTCCATAAAATGAAGGTAGCCTATTTTTCGCCTGAGAACTATCCGGTAAAGTATCACCATGCCAAATTAGCAAGCAAGTTAATAGGCAAACAGTTTAAGAGTGGAATAATGAATGAAAAGGAATTTGAGCAAGCCTTTGACCATATCGAGGATAATTTCTTTTTTATATTCCCTGAAGAGGACATGCGATTTGAAACCATACTCGACAAAGCGAAATACTTAGTAAAGAAACGCGGCATTAAGATACTTGTAATCGACCCCTACAATAAGATTGAACACCTACGCGAGCGCAATGAAAGCGAAACGGAATACATAAGCCGGTTCCTAGATAAGTTAACGATGTTTGCACGGACCTATAATGTTCTGGTTATACTTGTAGCGCACCCGCGTAAGATGGGAAAAGAAGCAGGACGGCACGAAGTACCAACTCTTTACGATATAAACGGATCGGCTAACTTTTACAA